TATAATGACTGTAAAACTTGGCGCAAAAATGTGGGGATGGTGACGACGTTACGAGTGTTAAGTGTTTTACTTGTGTTAAATGTGGGGACCGTGACGACTTGTAGAATTTTCAAAGCCTGTGCAAATCGGAGGGGGTGCCGCAAAAAGTGGGAAGTATGGGCGCGTGTAAAAAAAGGGTTCCTAAAAATTTCACAATTTTTACAAAACTTTTTCCATGCAACAATGTTACAGTCCTGTCAAGTCGTAACAAAGCGAAGCAAAACTAAACGTATGTCGCGTTGACAACAAAGTTCTTGTTCTCGCAAACTAAACACATATGTCTACAGACACCGCCTTAACAATCAACCAAATATTAATGAACACGTTAACGCCTGAACATGCAATGGACCCACAGGTGTTAAAGTTTTTAAATAACTACATAGAGAATTGGAATACGTCAGACTCTGCCAAGGTAGCAAATCTTAAAACAGAACAAGGTAAGCGGATATTACGTAAGCCAGACGTGCAAGCTGCAATCACTCGAATTAACGAGACCTTTGGTCGGCGTGCGAATTACGATGCGAGAGAGATATTAGAACGGGTCAATGAAGTTGCGCAGTTTGACCCAGCAGAATGTTTCAATCCTGATGGAACAGTAAAAGACATTAAAGAGATGTCGGGACCTGCAAGGCGTGCAATTAAAAAGCTGGTTGTGAAAGAAGTGTGGGAGAATGACCCAAATGGTGTGCCTGTGATGACGGGATTTATTAAGACGATTGAGTTTTGGGATAAGATGAAGGGGCTTGAATTACTTGGTAAAGACGAGGGACGATTCATTGACCAAAGTAAAGTTACACATGAGATCGGCGGCAACTTGGCAGCGGTGTTACTTAGCAGTGAGCGTAGAGCACTGACAAGGGACGTAACGCCTGTGAAGCTGAGTGGTGATGCGTACTTGGATAATGTGGGAAAGCAAGCAGCTGCGCTAGTGGGGGACGATGGAGATTGAACGATGGTTGGTAGCTCATGGGTGTAAAGCGCAGGTGATGAAGATGCTGCGACGGTTTCGACGTGGGCGTGAGTGGTGTGAGGACATTTTTGGGCTTGCGCTAGTGCGGTTTGGTGAGCGTGGCGCAGATGTGACTGAGATTAAAGGTTGGATGAGAACGACTGCTTTACGGATTGCAATAAATGACATAAGACGACGGGTTGATGTACCACTGACAATACCAGAGATAGAGGACACCGCAGAGACGTTGTTAATTGACCATGAGAGGCGCGATCAGGTATTAGCAGCAATTGGTGACCTACCAGCCAGACAGCGAATGGCGGTGCTGTTACGGATCGTTGATGAGATGTCGTTTGCAGACATTGCATCGCGCATGGACTGTGAGTATGACACAGCTAAAGCGCACTACCGATGGGGGTCGCTAACATTAAAGGAGAGACTGTGGGAGAAGTGATTGTGTATCCGTTTCAGATTGCATACAAAGAGGTTGCATCAGCTGTAGCGCAGATCGGGTACGATAAAGTGCATGAGACCTTGATACATCAGGGGTTTAGTGAAACAGTTGCAACAGTAATAATCCGTAAAGCTTTATCGCGTGGATGGGGCAGTTAATGGATCAGAGAGACTTAGAGTCGTTTAAATTATTACTAGATAAATACCGATACGAATATCACAGACTGGTTTACATTCTATTTCCATTTGGTGAACCAGGGCATGAGTTAGAGACAATGGAACCGCTTGAGTGGCAACTTGCTGAATGGAAAGCGATGAGCGATCACTTCAAAGACCCAGCAAAAAGAGACATTCCTTATAAACTTGCAATCAGTTCAGGGAACGGTATTGGTAAGAGTGCGTTTTTTGCGATGACATTATTAGTGTTGATGTATTCACAAAAGACGAGAGCAAGAATCACAGCCAATACCTACACGCAGATTAAAAATATTACTTGGGTTGAGATTGACCAGTGGGCTAGACGTGCAAGATTTTTTGATTTCTTTTTTGAAAAGCTAGGAGAGTCAATAAAGTCACGGGATGAGAATCTATCCGAAGTATGGCGTACTGATATGTTTACCTGGGATGCCAACAATCCTGCAGCAATCTCAGGATTACATAACAAAGGTGCGTGCGTATTTGTTGGTATAGACGAAGCGGCAGGTGTGCCTGATGTGATTATTACATATTTGAATGGTGCGATGACTGATACAGATACAATGAAGATTTGGTTAATGATCGGAAACTCGGATGACCCTGAAAGTTCATTTGAGCGCAAAATGATTGACCCAAACTGGGTAGCACGTCGAATTGATTCGCGTACTGTTGAGTCTGTGTCAAAAGACTTTATCAATCAAGTTCTGCAAGAGTGCGGTGGTAACGAGGATGCTGATGACTTCAGAGTTCGCGTTAGAGGGTTACCGCGCAAATCATCAAGTGACAGTATCATTGACGCTGCAGCAGTGGAGAATGCGCTAAATGGTAAGACTGAGATCGAATCACAGTCGATGTTACCGTGCGTGATGACAGCCGATTTAGCGTGGACAGGTGGAGACTTCTGTGCGCTTTGGATTCACCAGGGGTCTGTTTCGATCTTAGTGGACTTTTATAAATTAGATAAAGAACAAGGTGAGACGCATGTCTACACATACCAACGAATGGTGATGTGGGAGAAAAAGTACAAAGTCGATTACGTTCTGATAGATCAGGCCGAAGGTACAGCTGTGTTTTCTTTTGCGCAAGCGCAAGGTAAATTTAACTGGGAACTGGTTAGCTTTGCGTCGTCACCAAACGATGCGCCCGACTTTAAAGACTCTCAGTACCAGAACATGCGTGCTCAAATGTATTATGAAGCTAAGAAATGGTTAATGCAGGGTGGAACAATTAAATATTTAAATGACGAATGGCGCGATTTAATTCGTAAGCAATTATGCTGGACCAAAGGCATAAGAAACCGAACGACGTTGAAGAAACAGGCAGAGGCCAAGATCGACATTAAAGCTCGCGTGGGTTCATCACCGGACGTGGCCGATGGCTTCGTACTTCGCTTCAGTCGCATTTTTTACGACCGACAGCCAGAGAACACCACGGAAGAGATGCGCGACGTATACGACACTGGTTATGAGCAAATAGAATGGAACCCGTATTCAAAGATGTAGTTGACAATAAAATGGTAATAATTAAGCATTAATATAAGCGAGGTACGTTTATGTGTAGCGATTGGGATCGACTGATGGGAAACTGTGACGACGAGGTTAAGTGGTATCAAGACCCAAAAACACTAGGTCAATTATCAGGTTGGATGGTTGGTGGTGGATTACCAGGTGCCTATATTGGTGGAGAAATCGGTCAACAAATCGGTGACGCTTTAACACCACCAGATTATTCTGGTCCCTTGGACGCTGCAACACAACAATTACTTGATGAAAAACGACGACGTGCAACCGAAGCAAATCGGAAAGATGTACGAAGCTCCCAGCTTGCAAGACTGTTCTTATCAGAAGACGGTACGAATTTTAACACTCCCTCTAACAGTTTCATGGGGTAATAATGAATTATAATAAAAGCGAAATCGAGCATCTGCGAACCACATTAAAAAATGAGTTCCAGACGTTTCGAGATGATTGGATTGATCGTGGTCTTTGGGTTGACCCAAGTCGTGTAAAGTACATGCTGGGTAGAACCAAGGGTAAACGCGACAACCATCACATCGTTGACATGACCCACTTGTTGGCTCATCGCTCAATGGTATCAGGGTTCCTAGAAGGTAACACATCATCGACACGATCATGGTTTAAGTTTGCCCACCCTGATAAAACTTTAAATAAATTAACGTCAGTTAAAACATACATGCAGAACCTAAACGACCGATGCTTGGCAATTGCTTCAAGCTCGAATCTTTATTCGTCGTTGGCGGAAGCGTATGCTGACTGGGGTATTTTTGATACCACTTGTCTTTACATTGATGAGTTGAAATCTGGACCACACTTCACAGTGCTCGGTGCAGGAACGTATTACTTGATGAATGACGAGACAGGTGTGGCGAACGTATTGGTACGTGAGTTCGACCTGACTGTTAAGAATTTAGTTGAGACATACGGTAAGAGAGTTAACGGCGAATGGGATTGGTCAAACTTCTCAGAGCGAGTTAAGAATCTATTTAAAGACGGTCAATACACTACAACAATTCGCGTGTGTGAGAAAGTTTGCAAGAATGACTTCTTTACAAACGACATGCCAGAGGGTGGACCGAACCGTAAGTGGGTATCAATCAGCTACGAGTGTGGTGGTACTGAAGGCGATCAGTATGCCAACGGTTTAAATAAAGACGACTTAACTAATGATGTTTACTTACGAATCCAACATCGTACTCGCAAACCGTTCATTGCATTTAGAAATAAAGCATCGAACAACTTTGCGTATGGCGAAACTGGACCAACGACTATGGCACTTGGATGTATCAAGTCATTAAATAAAAAAGCAATCAGCAAAGATACTGCAATTGATTTATTGTTACGACCGCCGATGCAGGGTCCAGCAAGTTTGAAGAAGTCGTATTTAAATACGAATCCTAATTCTTATAC